CTGTCAGTACCTAAACAATCCCTGCGCACCAGAGGATGCGGAGTTCTCTGAATCAGACATCAATTGGTATGATTTCTACAAAGTAGGGAACTCCGACGATGGTAGTCTGATGATCCGTCACGAGGTGAAGAATGGAATTATCAGACCTGATCTTCATTTCAGAAAACTCGACGTTGTTATTGCAGCTGACCCAACTCACACCTCAACAGGCAGATGCCGTCATGCAATCGTTGTCCTCGGAATGTCTCCAGCAGACTCAGGTGTATCCGGGAATAATTATTATCTCTTGGAAAGCTGGGCAGAGGCTTCTTCACATGAAACCTTTTTCAACAAAATCTACGAAATCGCACAGCGGTGGAGAGTCACAGGGGTAGGTTTTGAGACTTGTGCTGGCCAGAGTCTTGCTCTCCCCCATTTCAAATATCTCAACACCGTAAAGCCCAATCAACTCAGAATCATTCCCCTGAAAGGGGAGGTGGAGGGGCCAGATGGTGAGATCACTACGAAGAAGGAGTGGAGGATTAGGAATACTCTGGGTCCGATTATTGAGTTCGGACGTTTCTTCATGAGGCATAAGCAACAGGATTTCCTGACCGAACTTACAACCTTCCCTAAAGGGAAGTATTGCGATCAGATTGATGCGGCTGCTTATATCCCACAGATTCTCAGGAATCCCACCAACAAGGTAGCAGACGCGAAGTTCTTGAGGATGAATCAGCAGCAAGCTCGGCAGATTGCTCTCCCTTATTCTACCTTAATTCATCAAGGTGGACCAGGATCGCATAGGGCCGGAGCTTTGAGAAGCATTTTTCAGGGTGGGAGAGTAAGTTAATGATTAGAGAAAGGCTGCGAAGCAGATGATAGAACGCCTCGATCATGCTATGAATGTTATTGGTCTGTTCATGGTGATCTTCGGTGGACTCCTGTCTATCTGGAATCCCACCTCAGGGAATACTATACTGTCGGCGGGGGTGGGAGTTTTAGGAAATAGTGCAGTCCGTTCACTTGCTTCACAAGGTAGTAGATCAACAGACCCTTTAGTAGGACAAACGGTAGGACAAACGGTAGGACAAACCCCGAAGGGAGAATAAAATGGGCTTCGCAGAAATTCTTGAACTTGCTTTTAGCCTCTTAGCAGAGGTTCCAACCGCAGTGGCTGATGTGAAGAATATTATCAATCAGGCTCACACCAGCAAGCTGGCAGCTGCCTCAACTGCGTTGAAGGACGCTTCGCAGATTGCAGCTCCATTGCTGAAGGCTTCTCCCACCAACACTGCTACTGCACAGGCTGTTAAGGCGGTTGCAGGAGAAGCAATTAGCGAGATTGGAGCTGCTGCTCAGGAGCAGATTCCGGTTCAGCAGGGCTAAGCGAGTGATCCAACCGATAAAACTCGATATGTCAGGAGAGGCACAGGACCGACTTTGCCGATTCTTAGGGAAGAAGATTCGATCCCTGAAATACTCTCTGGCAGAACTTCATGAGACCCGTCTTCCAATGTGGAGGCGGGCTTATGAAGCGGTTCCTGCCGAGTCGATTCGTGAATTTCCTTGGCACGGAGCATCCAACCTAGTAGTTCCAATCATTGCCATCCACGCTGATACCCTTCTTGCTAGGGTGATGGCCGCGATCTTTAAGACCTCCCCTTTGTGGGCTTCCCGATTGATAGGTAAACATCCGAAGAAAGCGATGGATTGGAAACTCGCTTACGAAGAGTTTATGAACTATGTGGGGATGGAACCAAGCGAGCTTGATCTTTACAGAGTGTATCATGAGTGGTTGGGGGAAGGGATCAAGCTAGGAACCTCGATTATGAAGTGCCCCCACGTGGTGATGAAGGAGGATATTCCCTATGCTGCCTCTGATGGAACCCTGGGAGGTTTCTACCCGTCAATAATCTATGAAGGTCCCCGACCGGAAAAACTTCCCTTCAATGATTTTTTGATGGATCCTACCTTTAAGACAATCGAGCTGGCTGACTTTAAGTGTCACCGGATTAGATACACTAGCCGACAGGCTCTTGAAGAGCTTGCATGGAGAGGGACTTACGACAAGGCCGCTGTCCGTGAGATCATCGGACGCCCAGATGCTACCTCCCCCGACTCTGTGACAATCACTCAACTAAATGATGCCGGGATCACCCCATCCAACAATGATGGACTCTATGAAGAGTACCACATCTATGAGTGCCATTTCAAATATCGAGTTTCTCGTGGTAGGTTCGCAAAGTGTCTTGTTTGGTATAATCTACTCAACAACCGTATTCTACGGGCCTATTACAATTATTATCCCGACGAGATTTTCGTTGCAAACCGATTGTTTTATCGGGACGATTATTTCTACGGATATGGATTTTGTGAGACATTAGCTACCTTTCAAGAAGAGCTTTCCCAGATTCATAACGGTCGTGGGGATAACATGACTGTTAGCAACACAGTGGTATGGAGAGTTGGGAATGACTCCCTCTTGAACAAAGGCTACAGGCTCTTCCCAAGTGCGATGATTCCTGCTGGAAAAGACGAACTAGAGGCGATTCAGGCTGGACAACCCAGCCCAATGTCTATAGAAGCGGAGATGCTTACCCTTGATCTGGCTGAAAAACGTAGTGGGGTTAGTGCACCGATGCAGGGTATGGGTTCTGGTACTATGTCTAAAAGGGGTGTATATTCTTCGATGGGGACTTTGTCACTTCTCCAGGAGGGGAATACTAGGACTGATTTGAATGTTACTGACATTCGCTATGCTCATACCAAGTTGGGTCGTCTTCTGTCGAAACTCTATAGTGAGTTTGGTATTGGATCACGGGCACGGCAGTTTGGTGGGGATGCTGAGAATATCAAGAGTGCCTTCGATGCGATTAGGGAACAGTCTCTCTGCCTACCAATCTCAGCCTCTACCGCTTCTGTGAATAGGGAAGTTGAGAAGCAGAGTGATCTGATGCTTACTGGGGTAATGCAAAAGCATCATCAAGTGATTGCTCAAATGCTCCAGGCTGCTTCTAACCAATTTACTCCACCGGAACAGAAGAAGTATCTCTATGGGGCAATTGAGAATGCCAATACTTTGATGAAGCTGGTATTCAAGCACTTCGGTTACGATGAGACTGAGCGTTTTGTGACTGACGTGCAGGCTCCCCAACCTGGGATTGCGGGATCTCAGGAAGGGGTGTTGCCCCCTGGTCAAGGGCAACCGCAGGGTGTTTCCCAAGGAGGCCCAGCTCCACAGATTCCCCCTAGTGGCCCTAGTGGCCCAGGTGGTACTGGCCTCCCCCCTGCCTTGCAGCAACTTATTAGTGGTAGTTCCTCTCAAGTAGGAGAAGGTGGAGTGCAATGATAACAACGTCAAATCAAGGACCAGCAGGCATAGGCCCAATAGGCTCAAGTAGAAGTAATATCTACCAAACCCCAAGTAGTGATATTACTGGAAGGATGAATCAGGGAAGTTCTTTTACCAATATCGACACTCTCGTAAGGGATGGAGCGTTTTACTGTTCTTGGTTTAAGAACTCAGCCACCAAGGGATTCTTTGACTATCTCCGGTTGGAGAGGGAATCTTTGGTTGATAGGATGAGGGGTGAGGAGAGTACCAGTAATCTACTTCGTCTTCAAGGAGAACTTAGGAGACTGGATAAGATTCTCGAATTACCTTCCACAATCGAACGATTAGTTGTGCAGAAGAGGTAGTTCAAAAGAGATAGTTCAGAAGAAGTAAAGAAGAGGAGCTGATAAAATGCCATGGTTTAAGAGGGACGGAAAGACTCCGATGGATGATATTCCAGAGGAGTTGAAAGAACTTACTCCAGAACAAATTGCCCAGGCGGTGAGAGAATCTCAGACTTTGAAAGCTGAGCTTGCTGGACAGAAAACTGAGAACGAAACGATTAAGGCGAGACTGGCTCAACTTGAGGCAAACCCGAATAACAAGCCACCTGAGCCTCCTCCTGATTCTAATAAGAACAGGGTTATCTCCTTCCTCGAAGATGAAGACGCAGCTTTTAATCAGCGTGCCCAGCCGATTGTGGCTGCTGTTTACACGATGGGAGCCGCGGCTGCAAGACAGTCTTTTGAGTCTGGTCTTTCAGGAATCGACAGAGCGATGTTCCAGAAGTTCGGTCCTGAGGTTGATGTTATTATGAAGACATGTGATGCCCCTACCAGGGCAACTGCCGACTCTTGGAAGCGTGCTTGGAATATGGTTAAGGGTGAGCACCTCGATGAGATTACTAAGGCTGCTCAGGACAAGACAGACTTCTTCTCCGAATCCTCCAGTGGATCGCTCCTTGGTGGTCCAGTTCGGACTATCCTTCCGGATGATCGACTCACTGATGAAGAACTGAGGGTTGCTAAGAAATACAATCTGGATCCAAGGGATTTCTTGGAACAGAGAAAGTCTATGCAGGTTTACCATGACTGATACATCGAGAGGTCCTGCCCTTACCTCATCTTCGATGCCACGACCCTTTGGAACAGCTTCTCCCTCCGGTCCTTCGGGGCTTCCTCAGGAAGTGAAGTCGATTGCCCAAGCAACTGCCTCAGCAGCTATGGGTTCTGATAGTCTTGACACAATCGTAGCTGCTCCTCTGAATGCCCCTGATTTCACAAATCTTCATCCAGTAAACCCCAACATCTCGTTTCGTTGGGTAATGCACACCCTCTTCAAACAGGATGGAAGTCAGAATTCCATCAGATTTGAAGAGGCTAAGAGCCAGGGTTATTCAATCGCCACGAAGGATGATATTAAGAATCCCCCGATGCACTATGCAGTCGATGGTGGGATTAAGTTTATCAATGGTGATATAATCCTAATGAAGATTTCTCGTAAGGCTTACGAGGGGGCTTTGCTTTGGAAGGATCAGCAGGCTGCGAAGCAGATGCTTGCGGCTTCTGGAAAGAATGCGGCGGGTGATGTTCAGAGGCAGGTGGGGAGGTCGGCAGGTGGGAAGATTCAAACTTACGTTCCAACCCAGCAAGAGCTTGAGTCGTTTGTTCAGGCTGATACAGAATCGGCACCTTTGACTTAGTTGTTTATTAGTTGTTTAGGTGCCATAACCCTCCCCCTTGGGGGAGAGAAAAAATCCGCAGAAGGCGGGAGGAGGTATTGTAATGCCCAGCACTACTGGTGTATCAGTTCCTATTTATGGCTCTCGAAGTGGGGTAGGGGCACAGCCGGAGCAACGAAGACTTGCTGAGGCTGCGACCCAAACTTTCCTTCAAGGAACTCCGGTTGAGGTTGTGGGTGGTTATCTTCAGGCATGGGATGGGACTAACTTTAACGAAGCTATTGCTGGTATCAGTTCTGAACCCGGTCGAAATAGAAGCTCTGCTGGGGTTCCTCAGCTCACTACCGCCCCAGGAGTTCAGAATGAGCCCAATGCGGTTGTGATTCAGATTCCCCCTTTCGATGATGGGAAGCTTAATATTTACACCGCAGATACTGATACCTACTTCTTTGGTGAGGCTAACACAACTGCTGCCCAAGCTAATGTAGGTAATGCCTATGGTCTTACCAAAGATACCAATGGGTATTGGTATGTCGATTTCACTAAAACAACTACGTCTGGTTCAGGAGGTTCCAATCAGGCGGTTGTGATGGTTACTGGATTGGATGATTGGGACCCCCGTGGGGTTTACTTCCAGTTCTTGACTGCTGCAATATTGCAGCAGCAGCTGCAGGATTAGCCCCGCTGCGTAGCAGAGGGAGTCCGCCAACGGCGGGGAAGGAGAAGAAATGCAGGTACGTGGTCAATTTTCACAGCTGCAAGCTCCTGGGCTGCACGGACTCTTCGTGCAGTGGGAGAAATTACATCAGAAGGATGAGGAATGGCCTCATATTTTCAACAAGGAAACCTCTGATCGAGCTTTCGAGGATGAGGCGGAGTTTGTTGGTGTAGGGCCATTAGTGCAAAAGCCAGAAGGCGAGCCGACAACTTATCGTGATGCAGCGCAGGGAGGAACCAAAAGGTTCCAGATGTTTACTTATGCGCTGGGGGTGCGTAGCTCTTACGAACTTTACAAAGACGATATGTACGGTCTTGTAAAGAAAATCCCAGCTGCGTTGGCACGAAGTGCTCAATTTGCTCGTGAGGTTAATACTTGGGGGGTTATTAACCTTGGGTATACTTCGAGCACGAACATTTTGAATAGTTATGTGACCGTTGATGGGAACAATCTGTTTAATACGGCACATAACTTGCTTGGTGGAAGTGCAGCTACTGCGATTGCTCCTGCTGCTTCTTCCTACTACACTGCCCCAGGAACCTGGCCGAATCGGCCTGCCACTGATGTGGACTTGAGTTTTACTGCAATCCAGCTTGCTCTGAACAACTTCCGCAGGATGCCTGATGGAGTTGGTATGCCAATCAAGGTGAGACCTAGGATTCTTCTGATCCCACCTGAATTGATCTGGATTGCCAGAGAAATCTTGGGTTCCCCTCACAAGCCTTACACTGCGGATAATGAGGTCAATTCTCTTCTCAATGAGAACCTGGAGTATTTCTCTTACTCCTATAGCCCTAGCCTGTCGGCTTGGGAACTTCTTGCTGACAAGTCAGAGCATTCTCTGAAGCATATTACCAGAGAGCCTTTGGACGAGATGTTCTCCGATGACTTTGATACCATGTCCATCAAGCAGGTTTCGATGGAGCGGTATGGAGTTGGGGCTTTCCACTGGATCGGGACTTGGGGTTCTAACGGGCCGTAATCTTTGGCCTGTTACAACACAGCAGAAGAATTTATTGTTTATGGAGTAAACAATAAAATGAAGCACGAAGGAAAGATCACTGAGTACAAGATGAACACCCCTGCATACAGATTTAAGTATGTATGTGGGGGGTGTCAGTGGCAGTCTTACCAGCCCACCCTCAAAACGGCTGAGGAGATTGGTAAGCAGCATCAGTCACAGTTTACTCCTTCGGAGACTACTTCGTAGTCTACTTCTACGAAGTAAAATCGAGCGCA